GGAAGCATAGTCATTGTAGGTGGTTCCTGTAACCGTATAGGTTACTCCATCACTACTTCCGTAGGCAGTAGATGTATTCTGTAGATCTGGGCCAAGAACAAGGGGGTGGGTTGCAGTGGAAGAGTCACCTAAATCAAAGGTAACTGTATCTCCTGGGACAAAGTTAAGGGCAGGTTTTTCTGTTCCATTGAGGCTATAAACATTGCCACCATAGAAGGAACTATAAGCAACGGTAACCGTGTAGTTATAATTTGCCATTGATTTCTTAACTCACTGATAATGAACCGTCACCTGTAATGTCCAATGTCCCTGTAATGTCAATATCATTCAATACATTCAAATCACCCTGTACATACAGGGTTCCACTAATCTCAATGGGGCCTACCAGAATTCCCTTCCGGTTTGCATCCATATAATGCACACCATCAAAGGTGTCAGAGTGTTGAATAATTCCATCTTGCAGTGTGAAATCATACGGCATCAATTTACTCAGTAGGAGGTGTAGGCCAAGTGACTCCAGTTAGGTTCCCGTTTTCATCCAATGCAGGAGTGGCAGTTGCAGGAAGGTCTCGCAGGGCTTGGCAGTAGTCAATCCATGCTTGGGATGGGGTTAGGTCACTACGAAATCGCCAATCTGTAAGAGCAATAAGTCTATCTCTTTCAACTCTTAGTAATCTCATTGGTTCTGCTGCAGTTAGTTCTGCGATTTTTGCTTGGATTTCTGCTTCTGTTGGTTGTTGCCTGTCATCGTGCCAAATAATTTCTTTTTGTCCAATAAGACTAAAATCAGCATTCGGTACAAGTGCAATTATTGCAGTAGATTTTCTTATCGTCATGCTATTTCCATTGCATAAGAATAGGCTGTATTAGTAAAGATACCATTATAATTAAAAGCAGAGTCCCCAAATGGGGTATTAGATGTATATCTCTTAAATGAATAAGTGATATTTAATGCCGTAAAATTACTGGTTTGCCCATGTTCATAAATTCTATGTACTTGTAGTAAATCACTAAGTTCCACAATAGAATCAGTGTTAACTCTACCCCAATGAAAAGATTTTGCATTAGAACCATTGATTTGTGATATCATTTCCAAATTTACTTGGTTTTGAGATCCTGAGTTAATAGTTCCACTTAAAACCATTAAAATTTTGCTATTTATATGTGTAGGTGTGATTGAAAGTGAAAAGTCTGTTAAATCGGTATAAGTAGAAGTAGAAGTACTTAAATATTCTGTGTCAGAAGACGTATAAACAAATTGAACCACATTCCCAGCAGGAAATACTAACCCACTATCCAAATTAATCTTTGCAGAAGCTCCACTTCCCGTATGGGTGGCTAATGTGGTTCCTCCTAATTGTAATTCACCTGCCATTGATTACTCCGGTTTTGTAGGCCAAGTCACATTAATCAAATTACCCTGTTCATCCAATGCTACATTTGGTGAATTGGCAGGGAGGTCTCGTAAGGCTTGACGATAGGTTCTCCATGCATCACTCATGGTTACATCAGAATTTGCCATCCAATCGGATTCTTGAATAATCCTTGTTCTTTGTTCTCGTAGTTGGCGTAATGGTTCTGCTGCTTTTATTTCTTCAGCTTTAAGAAGAACTTCATCTTTATTAGCATCCCCTTTATGAATAGTAATCTCACCTGTTTCTGGAGAATAGCTAAATTCCAAACCACTAAATGATTTTAAAGCTTTTAGTGTATAGTCCATTCTTAATTACCTCCTAATTCAAATACCATGAATGGATTTTTAAAGTCATAAGGAGCTCTATATTGGAATCCAGCTGATCTAACAGCAGCATCAATGGTAAATGCTGTATTGGTAGCAGGTTCATAATAATAATTTAAATTCATAAAAAAACCAAAATCATCATAACCAACATTATATAAATAATGAACTGAAATTGTGTCTATAATATAAGCTTGAGTTCCAAGTCCATTGTCTTTTATTAAAGATCCTAATAATCGAGAATTTGTTGAACCGGAATCAACATAACCACCAATGCCACCAATAATTAAATAGCTATAACTGGTTTGTGGATTAGGAATTGAAACACTATAAACAATTTTATTTGATGTAGAGTTTGTAATTGTTGTATCTGTTCCAGTACTATCTATATAAATATTTTTTATAATTTTCCCAGGAAATTGTAAAACATCTTGAATAGCTACTGTACCTGCCCCTGCATCTCCAGTATGGGTAATGATGTCGTGACCACCTACGTTTAGTGTTCCTGGCATCTCAAGCTCCTATCGTAATGGCTTTGAGTTCTTCTACACTGGAAGCACTATCCACCAAGTTGGTAATGTCCCGTAGACGTTGTTTTTCTGCAACAATACTAGTGGTATCCTCTCCTGCTTCCTGTGCCCTCATGTAAAGAACATCCTGTGCCTCCAAAAGTGGCTTGCGCTCACTACGAAGACTCTCTTTCTTGAGGTTCTTGGCCTTATCCAAGTTAATTGAAATGGTCATTATCCACCATATCCATCTGGGTTAGTAAAATCTGCTTCCCAAGCATCTCTAAATTCCCTATCTGCTGGCAACTCACTGGAATCAATGATCCGGTAGGGTACTCCCGTGGGTACATCCTTGACACATACTTCTTCTAGGCTTAACTCACAATTAGGAGCAGGAACCAGCACACTAATGGTTGTTTCATTGGGGAAAATTGCTAGTTTCATTTGAATCCTTTGTGGTTAGCGGAAGATGGAAACGTTTATATATTTCGTGTCTACGACACTACCAGCAAAAGTTACAGAGTTAACTCGTACTGCAGTTGTGGTCGGTGCTGCTTCATTCCCATTACTGCCAATTCGATTTGCGCCTAGAAACCCAGAAGCAGTTCCATTACCCGCATAGCCAGTTGTGCCGACTGTACAATAATTTGCATCAGGCATCGCAGTCGCAAAATTTATGGTATAGTCCCCTTGCCCCCCATTGTCGGAGATGCTCGATACATTTCCGCTATTACGAATTGCTACAGTGCCAGTTCCATCAAAATTAACCCATGCCCTACACGCATAAATTGGAGCACTCCCACTTGCATTTAATGCTGCTTTGATTCCTGCATGGTTTGCAGCAAAAGTAACATTGTTTGGAGCAATGGTAACGGTTCCTCCACTTTCTGTTGCTACCGAAACATCATTTAGCTTTATCTCTCCTGCCATCTCTTATCCTAAATAAAGGGTTCCAGTAACATTAACGGTTGAAGTGAAGTTGGCATGTCCTCCCATCACCACCATGTATCCTTCTACGGTTACCGTGTTGGAGAAGGTAGTGTCTCCAAAATAGAGTTTATTGCTGTTACTGGCAACACTCACGGCCCCTGTAATGGTGTTCAACTGTAGACTTCCTGCAGAGATGTCCTTACCTCCTACTGTGGTTCCATCATGGATTCTCATCTCTCCTGTGGATACTCCACTTCCATCTACAATGGCAACAATTTCCCGATTGGTAAAAGTCCCAGCATCATTAACAGCAGTGGTTACTCCTCTAGGGAGTAGTTTGATGTTGTCAATGGTCTCTGCACTGGTATCAATGAAGGTCTTGGTTCCGGTTTGGTTCTTAAGAAGACCAACTTGTAGTTCACTTGCCATACATCATTCCTTATGGAGTGTCTGGTTCATCTGCAGGTTCTGGAGTATTCCCTTCTGCTAACCAAGCAAGGTATTCTTGGTAGTCTGTATTTGCTGGGTTGAATGGAATAAATTTTTTCCGGTTATCAATATCATTTATTAAAATAACTGTATTATGATCGTGATCACTGAGTTTATAATTCATCATAACTCTGCTGCAAAATTGATTTGAGTACTACCAGTAAGCCTAAATATACAAGCATTTCCATTTGCACCACCGGAAACATTAGCCCTTAAATTAGCCCCAAATTGAGTAAGGGCACTTGCAGTGATTGATGAAACTGTAAGAACTACAGAACCGTATTCAAAATATGCGGAATCAAAGTCAACTTCTGCTGTTGGGCTAGCTCTCATTACATGAGGGAAATTGTATTGACAATCTCCTGCTCCTCCCCCATTCATTCTTCCATTAACAGCAAGCCCTTCTCCAGAAGCACCAGATCCTCCAAGCCCTTTAATAACTTGGCAATACCTCTGACACAAACTCAACTCCATCCCAATAGGTCTCTGTTCAAAGGGTGTTGCTACAGGCCCTTCTTCCACTTGAACTTGTGCAATGTCAAAGGTTCCAGATTGTTGTCCTAGTGAGTTGGTTCTGGAGTTGTAATCACTTCCTGCATCAAGCCAAAAAAGCAATCTGATAAAATCATTACCATCTGAACCAATTGTTTTTGGGGCACCTCCTGCTAATCCTGTATCTGTCAAATGTGGAATTGCAACTGTTGCTGTAAACTTTTGCCAAGAGGTTGTTAGAGCATGTGTAGTTACTCCAATTCCAAGAATTGACGATGATCCTCCTGCTCCAAAATCTTGTGTGAATTCAGTTGCAATATTCTTGTTAGAATCTGCTTTGGCCCAAAAACTTAATGTGGCTGTCTGTCCTGCTAGATTAGTAACACCTTCAATTTTATGAGTAATAAGACAAAAATTTCCCGCTCCTGCTACACTTGAAACTACATGTCGTAAATAATACTTTGGATTGCCTGGAACATCTGTTTGCCCAAGAGTAAATGCCTGTTGAGATGCTGTTTTAGTTGAACCTGAGTGACCATTTTGCCATCTGTCTGCACTTCCATATCCACTACTTGTCTGACTTGTCCCTCTTTGCCAAATGTCAAAGTTCCCATTAATGATCTTATTACGGAACATCATGGAACTGGAAGGAACTACAGTGCTCCCCAAACTTACTGCACCAGCACTTGCTGTAAGCAGTGCATTTCCAGAGGAATCACTAATTCCTCCACTTGCAGGAAGTCTCACATTCTCAAGAGTAACATTCCCACCACTCTCACTTAGAATGTTGTTTCCAGCACTGTTCTTGATTGCAGCAGTAGATCCAAACTTTAAATCTTTTTGAAGATTTGTGTTTCCACTGGTGTCAAATGTAAGAGCATCTGTTCCATTCGTATGTCGTATCTTGTCTACATCTAGTTGTGAAGGCATTAGACCACTCTCAATGTTCCATTGACTGTCAAGGTGCAGTTTACCGTCACAGGCCCTACCATGTAGGCATTCTCATTGGAGGCCACTGTAATGGTTTCTGATCCTGTACCCAAGGTGTCCTTATTGATAAACAAGGCACTATTCTCAATTCCATCGTTCCCAATAATTGCTCTATCGGCAGTCCCATCTGCCGTCTTGAATGCATAGGTTCCATTAGGCTCCTCTCGTACCCCAAGAGGCTTGGTTCCTATGTATCGGGGAGAATGACTCATGCTCATGTGTTCACATCCTCAAGAACAGATACGGTTACATCTACGGCACTTGCCGTGTTACTGTAGGCCTTCAACACATCCCCATTGACGTTATTGTGCGTCATAATCACCTTACCTAGCACCAACTCTGTCGAAGTGTTGGCAGGAACCACAAGATCCTTCACCAGGAAAGCATCATCATTACCAGGAATGGCAGTGTCAATATAAACGGACACCGTTACTTGAGAGGACAACTTGTTGCACACCAAGCAGCCAATCACAATGGAGGTCACATTGGTTGCACAAGTATAGATGGTATCTGGAGAAGCAGGGTTATTGGAAATGTCTCCTGCCGTAAATCTTTTAAAGGTATTGGTAGCCATTCTTCACTCTTTCTATAAATTATCCAAGGGCAATTGCCATTGCTACAGAAGTTCCTCTTAGTCCATTTAGGGCTGAAGCAGAAAGATTTGCCTGGTCATACAACCATAATGCCTCATAATCCTGTGTCGCATATGCTATCGAATTTACTGTCCCCTGGATAGTGAATGCGGCATTAGTATTATTTGCTATAAGGTTAACTGTTGTCAAGATGGTGAATGAACTTGAACCTACATATGCATAATAAATATCAGAACTTGTTGTAATTCTAACAGGCCTATTTGCCCTATAAATTCCTGTTTTGTCTGTAGGAACAGTAAAAAAGGTGTTACCTGCTGTTGCTGTAAAGGATGGTTCACTTTGCCAGAAAGAAGCACTAATCCCTGTTGTGGACTCAATAAAATCAAGTCTGCTCTTTAAAGTGCTATAGGTCGCATTTGTACTGCTTCTTGCAACAGATACCTCATCGTCCACATCCTTGACTGCTGTCATCAAGGTTTCAGTATTTGTTCTGAAATCAGATTCAAAATTTGCAGCCGTAGGATCTGCAGGAATTACCTGACCAGGATAAGTTCTTGTTGCCTGTGATGTAGCCATTACAATACTTCCCTAATAGAAAAGGATGCTTCCTTTAAATTATTTAATTTATTACTGAATGTTGCCTGTGGTAGTGCAGTGAAATAACCGTAAAGGGCAGTCCTTGTTCTCAGCTTTTTCATGTTTCCTGTATTACCTGAGATTACCAGACATGGGAATGGTCTTGCAAGTTGTTCTGCACCAAAATCAATAATCTGGTCTACACTCTCAGGATCAGACAAAAGTCTACCAGAAAACTCCTTTGCAGAATCACGATTCAAATAGTAATACGCACCTGTAGGAAGTTCCTTTCTTACTGAAAAGTCCTTCATGTTATTACTTACTCCAACCTGTGGATTTGGAAGCTGTCTGCTAATTCCTGCTCTCACAATTGCAACTTTAAGTCCCTGCAATAATTTTGTGAACACAAAAGGAGTATTTAGCTTTCCAAATGGTTTTTCCAAATGAATATCAAATTGTGTAGTTGCATCACCACGAATTAAATTAATCTGAGAAACTACAGAATCTGCTGTTCCTGCAAATGTATTTTGAATGGCAGTGTCAGAATCTGGACGATAGGGACTTGTTGAGGTGGCATCATCAATATTTGGAGTCTTTGAAAATGTCGCACTAGATACATTTGCTGCTTGATAAACTCCACTGGAAAACTGAAGGGCATCCCGATAAATCAAGTTTCCAACCTCAATTGGATTCTCAAAAGAACTAATAGCATCTGCAATGGAAACACTTCTAGAACAAGGCACTCCTGTTATATTCCCAGTTGAAGTTGAATTCGTATAAACGGTTCCTCCTAGTGATGTCAAATAATGAACACCTACAATTGCTCTTGCTGAAGCACCAACCGTTGGGTTGTAGTTTGAAGCCACATCTGAACCAACATCCACTGTAAATGATTTAGAAGTTGGAGTCGTTTTTATAGTGTAAAATCCACTATAATCTGTAGGGGAACTCGGCAAATTGTTCAAAGTAACCTTGTCTCCGACAGAAAATCCATGATCTGTTGAGGTGATGACTAGTAAATCATTATCTGCTCCTGCATTTAGCTGAGATCCTAACGAACTAATCACAATAGAAGAGCTACTACTTAGTGCAATCTTCACAATATTTGATGTGGAATAAGTAACCAAGTAACTTGAGTCCAAACCTCTTAGTGAGGTTCCTCCACTACTGGATGCTAAATCATACAATACGATTTTGTCATTATTTACCAAAGAGTGAGGAGACGAAAAAATCAGTTGGGCTGTTTCTGCTTCTACATCATAACTCTGACCACCATAACTATAGGTAACTGTTGATGTTCCAGAATTCCATAAAAATGCATCTGCACTTGTGATTGAAGTTGTAATTGGCCTTACAAATCTTCCTTTTCCATTTTTAACCTTAATCGCATAAACTCCTGTGGCTGCCTTTAATCCAGCATTTGAGTTAATAGTCAAATCTCCATTTACTCCAGAATTTGGAACAATTAACTTAATTGTCTGTCCTGAGTTTTCAGATGTTTTGACTCTATGGATTCCTGTCCATCCAGAAGATGCGTCATCTCCTAAATCTGGATGATGGTCAAAAGTGACATTTACAGTTACTGAATTTACATTGGATGTGTCCACTCCATGCGCAATGTTTGTTGTTATTTCATTTGCAGTTTTGTTAATTGTCAAAATATAAACATCACTTGTTCCTGCAACCTTCATTCCTACATATAACTCATGAATTGTATTTGAAAATTTTAATTTTGTTGCAGTATGATCAGCAACTACGTTTGTCAGTGTTTTTGAAATCTGATCATTTTGAGCAGGAACTGTGCTAGGCCAATTCAAATAAATATAATCTCCTGCAACCAGTGACGTTCCTGCAGAAAAATTAAGAGTCAGTTCTCCATTGTCATTTGAATTATACAAATAAGTTGAAACAGAATCATAGTAAGTAGAATTGGATAACTCAGAATTTAAACTAGTAGTAATATTTGATGCTGATGAAGAAGGCTTCTCCAAATAAATTTCTTCCAATAAAAACTGATTAAAAAGATTTGCCGCATTATGATTTAGTGTGGCATTCATCTCAATCAATATTTTTGTTGGAAAGGCCTCTCTTGGCAAGGGAATGTAATTGGACTCCACTCTAATCAATTTCCCAGTAACAAAATCAGCAACTGTATTCTGTGTTCTTGTTGCAATACTTGTTCTTCTAATTGGGGTTCCTTCTCCACCTGTAGTGGTTGAGGCCTCTGTCGTATCTACTACATACTTTCTGATTTCTATGGAATCTCCACTTCCAAAAAGAAAAGCAAGGTTTGCTAAAGGGCTTCCTCCTTTTGCCTTAAAAGGCAGTTTAATTGAAAACTGTGCTCTATCTTTTATGGTTGTCTTATGGAGGTAAGTCTGTTCAATAGAATTCAAGGTGATCTGTTTTGTATTGAACGTCTGTGTGCTTACAGTAGGTGATGATAATTCTAAGACCTCGGTATTCTCAAAAATATCGGTTCCGGCTGTAGAAGAAGATCCAGCAATTAATCCAATTCCTAGTTTGTGCTGATATCCTCCTCCGTTGTAAAAGAAGGTAGATCCAAGATTTACTTTTGGTGAACCCGAAGTTGTTACTTGAACAAGGTTTTTTGAATAAAAAGTCCCAGGTTTTACAAAAACATCAAATCCAAGCTGATCCTCTGTAATTCTCTCAACATAATAGCTTGTGTAACTATTTACAGAATAATCCAAGTTCTCTGAAAGCAATGATCCAATAGAAGTTTCAATCTTACAATCTTCAAAAGAAATGTACTCTCCAACTGTAAAAGGAGATTCTCCACTTTTTAGTAAATCACTTGCTGAAATTGAAAAACCAACCTTATAAGTAAATGCAATATCATTTTCATCTTCAATAGTTCCAGAAATATTTCCTGCCGTTAATAATGAAATAGAAAGTCCATTTTCCAAACTTAGTGTTGTATTTAACAAGGACTGAATATCAGATATATTTCTATTAATAATTACTTGTATTTTTTCTCCAACTGCACCCTGTTCTTGAAAAAGAGCAGAGTTTCCAGATCCATTGAGTCTAGTAAATGAAGAGGCCTTTTGTACTTGTACAACTCTATGATTGCCATTCAAGAAAGAAGTGGAATTATTAAATATTCTAATCAAATCATTTACATTTATATAATCTGTATTTTGATTCAGTGTAATTGTGATTAAACTTCCAGAATTATAATAATAACCACCTGGAACTGACTCAATAGCTGTTACTGTACCTGTTAAAACTCCAGTAGAATTATTTCCATATCCTATAGAAATGTATCCAGAACTTGTCTTATTCTGAAATAAATCATCTCCTTGATACGTCAAAAGAACTTCATCTGCCTGGTATCTTCCAAGAAACAATCCATTTACCTGACCAAGACAATTAATTGTCAGTTTGTCTGTTCCATCACTAGAAACCCATGAGTTTCTATTTGAATCATCTCTTGTATTTCCAGGCCCATAGGTCTTTAGCGGTGACTTGTCAGAAGCAAGTCCAGAAACCCGATCCTGTGTCATGATTAACATGTTTTTCCCTTAATAAATTTGATCCTGTTCAATCACAACAAGACTTCCGTCTCCAACAAATTCCGTATCCAATTCTGAAAAATTGTATTTGATTGTTCTTACAATCATGTCAATGCTTACTCCATCTTCATCACGATTGGCCTTAATTCGATCACCAACCAAAATATCATCCCGTATTCTACCAACCTTCAGTGTGATTACATTCTTATTAATTGTATTTTTTATATTCAATAAAACGGTTTCAATAACTGACGAATCCTCAGAAATTGGAGTAATGTCCAGTATTTCTCCAGAGGCCATATTTGAAATCATCACGCTTTCTTCTCTTGTAGTCAAAGAAGTCGGAATGGTTTTGGAGGTTGCAATATTTTCAGTCCATTTTGTTCTCAAGGCTTTCACTGGGGTTGGCATCTTGTAAGTTGCTTCAATAATTTCCCAGTTATTAATAATCTTAAAAACACTAGGATTCAATCCTCTGTCAATTACTCTTAGTATATCATTTTTTATTTCAAATAAGTAATTTGCTGCGTAGGCAATCTCTCCAGCAAACTCAATTGTTTTTGTTTGAGCGGTTTGCCATATTTGCAACTTCAAGGAAGAAGCATTTGGCGCTGCAGAAAAATCCACATTGGTAACCCCTACCTTTCTGGCAACATACTCAAAAAAATCTGAAAGAGTTTCTCCATTTCTAGAAATTCCAGATACCAGGGGGGTTCCTAAAATCGCAGTACCATCCCTTGCCGTCAGAGGAACAGAGTCTAAACTTCTTACATAATTCGGATAGGCCGGATCAGTAGGATCTGGATTTCCAAGTCCATCTCTTGGAACATTGTCCCAAGTCAATAAATCCACCCAATAGGCCCTGGAATAAATAATCTCGTTTGTAGGCAAACGATCTGGGCCAAAATACTCTCCAGGAGCCTCTACAATTGATTTTATGGTAACAGAGGTTCCACTGACTGCCAATGTGATGAATCGGCCTGTAGAAAGAGAATGAGCTACTGTTGTTGTGATTGTATAGGTTGTTGAGTTGTAGATAACCTTGAATTGAGTGGAAGAAGGGACTTCCTTTACTTCATGTCTACCTGAGACTAATCCAGATGTATTTGCTGTTCCTGTAATTGACCCAGTCTGGATGGTTTCCAAGTCTGTAGGAAGTCTTGCAAAAACATTAAATGTCCAGGGGCCACTTCCTCCATCTGCAATGGAATCTGGATCTCTGACATCAGACACTACATAAAAGGCACCACTTGTATTCACCTCATTTGGAGTAAACCCAGATAAAGAAACTGTTGAACCAATCAGCAAATTGTGTTTATCTGCAGTCTCCAATGTTAAGGAATCGACATTTCTGGTAACACCAATAACTTCCAATCCATTTAAAATTCTTCCAGACCTATTCTGGTCACTAGATCCAACAAGAACACCATCATCAAACAAAAGAATCGGATATTCTGCATTGTTTGGATCAAGATCTGGATTGGAATATTCAAAGAAAGAATAATCCCCAAGATTATCTCTCAAGGGTCTCTCATCAATCAGAATGATGTCCTTCTTTCTATTTATTACACCAAAACTAAAAGGTTGCGGCTTCTTTGTATATGTCTCCATCAAGTATTCGCTGGATCTTTCAAAAGCCGTAGAAGTCAATCCTCCTAAAAAATTGTAAGTAAAGTGATTATCATCCACCACTGTAATTCTTACAGGCTCAATCACTCCTGTTGCATTATTCAAAGTGTTGAAAGCATTTATGGATGATCCACTAACTTTTATGAAATCCCCTGTAATCAATCCATGATCTGGAGCAATCACATACCCGTAAGTATTGACTCCTCTAATGGAAATTGAATTTACGGAAACAAAAGAAGAATTGTAATCTCTGGCCTGACTTAGTAAATCAACATCTTCTATTTTGTCTTCTAATAAAAAATTAAACTCATCTGTGTTAAATCCACTCAAATACATTGTCCCATCAAACAATGATTGAATGATGTCATGCTGTTCCCAAGAGATATTTACAGGAATCTTCTGGTTTGGATTGGATAATAGTTTTTGATAACCTCCTCCAAATATAGAAAAAGGAGAAAAACGATCATTGGAACGATTGGCAATACTCAAATCACCAAGTCTTACTCCAATATATCCACCTTTCACTTCCCCCAGTTCTAAGGATGGGCTTTTGGAAAGATAGGGAGAATAGTAATTCTCCCCAATATATCCCTCCTCACTCAAATACCAAGTCTTGGAGTTGAACTCTATCTCAACTAGAAGTACGTCACTCATGCAAGCATCCTTGCGCCACGATAATTCATTTCACGATCCCTTGAAATTCTTATATTAGAATCTGACTTTTCTTCTCCAGAAGTGTCCAAAACTGTTACACTCATTTCCTTTTGTTCTACAACTTCAATCAATCTGGAAAGCAACTGGTTGTTCATAGAGGAGGTTCTTATTAAGCTTGATGTAAATCCGCTTCCTCCAGAATTCAAACCGCTCATAAATCCATATCCAAGATCCGATACAGAATCACGATTCATCACATACTCACCACCTTCCAGTTCTGCCAAAACTCCACCCATTCCATGAGAAGGCCCAAAGACCATTCCTCCATTTTTCATAGAAGGAGTTGGTAACGAATCAATTCCCAATTTATTAAGAACATCTCCACCAAAATTAGAAGTCAGTTTAGAGTTGTAAAAATCTAATGAATTCCCATCTATCCCAAGTTTAAGTATGTCCGGCCCAAGAGGAACCAATTTTGTTACGGTTCTTGTTGCCCATTCAAGCACTGTTCCGACAACTCTTCCAAGGAATCCATATTTTTTTACTTCTCTTTGATATCTCTCTACAAAAGTAATGGCCTTTCTAAATGGATTGTCCACAGAGAGAAAGTCTTTTTCAAAAGAATTACCAAATACATTTCCAGCAATGTCAAATAAGCCGCCACCATTCTTAAACAGGTTTTGTTCTACATCTATACCAGATAGATCTTCAGAAGGATCAATAGATATATTAAACTCATCTGGCCCTGTCAGGGATTTCAGTGGATTGGGAATTGTAAATACACTGGACAATGGATTGTCATTCATCCCAAGATCAAATAGGTCTCCTCCACTTTGAAACATTGACAATACAGAAAACACATCCTTCAAATCTTCATCTGATTTTACAGCATTGATTCCTGCCATAAAGTCATGCCCCAAAAGATCTGTTGTTTTCTTGTTTACAATGTATTCTCCACCTTCAAATAAAAATGGAGTCCCTTGGTTTGTAAGCCCCAGCATCCCACTCTGGTGAGATGGCCCTACTGCCAATCCTCCTGTCTGAAGAACTCCTCCTCTACCATAATTGATTAGACCTCCATCTCCTTTTGACTTTTCTCCAATCTCTAAATCAATCAAATATTCTGGGCCACCTAGATTGCCATGAAATGGGTTCTTTAAGGCATTTAATTCAAAAAACGGAAACTGAATCCCAAACATCTTCAATAATTTTGCAGGTAATGCTGTTACAAAATTAATAGTCTCCTGCAACAACATATTGGGAATCATCAATATTTCGCCCAAGAAGGAATCAAAAATTCCTGTAAATGAGCCTAAAAATGTAGGCACCAATAAATCTAAAATTGCCTTTAAGGAATTACCTGGAATATTTAAAATGCCGCCAAGAACTGTATTATTAAAACTCTCTGCAAACTTAACAACAAATTCTGAATTTGCAGCCACAATTGCCATTGTTAGTGTAACCGGAAGAAGAGCAATTGCTCCTGTAAATATTACAAAGTTTGTTAAAAACTGATCAACATTCTCTCCGATTTTTCCTGTTGCCAACATTGTTAGAGTTACCGGAAATAAAGCTATTGCCAAAAATAAGGCCAAACTATTTTTAGTAAACTCTTGAAGACCAATTCCAATATTTTGTTTTAATGTTTTTTCAAATAAATCTGCTATCTGAAGAGGTATGCCAAATATTACACTAAACAACTCACCCAAACTTCCCTTAAAGAAATCATCTAATTGATTTCCAAAATTCTTAAAAAATTCAGCAGGATATTCTACAATATATCTAATTCCTTCAATAAGTTCTTGCACTTGTGGTGCTACTATATTCTCAAGTTCTTTTAAACGATCCCCAATTTTACTAAGACTTTCAACGCTGCCATATGTCTCGCTTAATCCTCCTATAGCATCAAATTGAAGTGACCCCTCATCTAGATCAAATGCTCTTTCCATTGCTGAAGCCAACTTTTGCGAATTCATATTCATTCGCATGGTTCCTTCATCCAATCTCTTTTGAACGTCAGGTATTCTTTCCTTGAAAAGAGTATCTACATATTTTGCTGGGTAGGTAAATGCTCCATCATTTTGATTGAATAATTCATCATATAGACCCTGTACAGGTTCCTGCAAATCCATTTGCTCATCAAATCCAATCTCTGCAAAATAATTTTCTGGCTTCCCAATAACTTCTGCAGCAATCACTGTTGCGGCAACAGTAACCCATGCAGGAGCACCAGCAGCACTAAGGCCAACTAAAGCCGCTAATCCTGCTGCAGTTGAAAGATCTTGCTTCCCTTCTTCTGCAGTTGAACGTCCTCTTTCTAATCCAAGTGCAGCAATTGCTGCCCCCGTCACTCCTATTCCTCCTGCAGAAATTCCATATTGAAGAGCACCTTGTAAAATAATATCTAAGAGCCTGTCATCAAAAGATGGCCCACCACCTCTAGGAAGCAATGAGGCCAATTGAGCAAATGCTGCATTTCCAATAAAGTCCAAGGAGACTCTTAACAACATCCCAGGAGCAATTCCAGCATCTGTCAATGCTTTTGCTTGTTCTTCTGTTGCTACACTAAATATATTGCTTGTATAATCCTGTAAGGCCAACTGAGTACCAAAGGCAGTCTCTACTGCAAGAGTAGAAAACTTTAATTGCTCCTCCATGATCTCAAGGCCGTTTTCCCCAATTATTTTTTGCTGAACCTTTGTGGTTACCAACAATGAAGAAAGAAGCTCACTAATTCCGCTTAGTAACTCAGTATTGGAAGAACTTCCTCCAGAAATTTCAGAAACATTTGCTACATAAACTTCTTCAATATCTCCAGAATCTGTTGTTCTTGTAATTTTCTGAAGTCCAAACAAATCTCTTCTTGCCAACAATAAACTCTCCATCATATTCGTTGGAGCTACTGTTGTCCCTCCCTGATAGGAAGGAATTCTGCCACCACGACCCATTGAGAACATGCCACTATTCAACATGTCCAGAATAGGAACTCCTAGCTTGTCAACCGAATCCTTACGGATTATGTATTCTCCTCCCTCAAACAAGAAAGGCATTCCTCCTTTTGCATAACCAACCATTCCACTTTGATGAGAAGGCCCTCTTGCTACTCCTCCAGTCTGTAAAGATCCTCCTGTGCCAAATCCAAAAAGTTTTTTATTGTTTGAAATAATTGCACCTAATCCACCTATGCCTAATGTAAGCATCAAGTATTCAAGGAATCCCCAAGAATTATTCCTCTTCCCTCTTCCTGGAATTACTCTGGATCTTGAAACATCTCCCATTGCAGAAGGCTCAAAGAACCCTCTTTCAAATGCAGATTTTCTTCTGTTTTTTCCAAGCAATTCCAACAAACTTCCTGCAGTTTTAAAGGATGGAATTGATCCTCCATTCCCAAAATCCAACCAAGACCAAAGACTGAAGTTTCTACCCCACCATCCTAAATCCAAGAAGTCCATTGAAGCATTAGCAACACCTCTGGATGACCAATCAAAAAGACTGTCTATTGATCCCTTTGTATCCCAAGGCCAGATCCAATCCAATACATTGCTAGAGCCAACACCCCTTCCACCATCAAAACTAGGAATATCTCCTCCAGATCCAAAAATGGCCCTGTCTTTCAACAAGTAACCAAGAGACCCACTCTTTCCACCAAACATCCAATTGCCAGAAGTTAGGCTCTTAAATGAATCATATGTAAAATATCCTGTACCCAACAACCCAAGCAATTGAAGAAGTCTTGAATTGTTATTCTTTTTGCTTCCCTTGGAAACTTGCTCTCTGTAAATCTGATTAGAAAGGGCCAATCCAATTAATGATCCAAATAAACTCAATCCTGGACTATTCCCTAATCCAAGTGATGGAATTTTACCACCCTTGCCAAACTTAGGAGACAAGTAACCAAGAGATCCGCTTTTTCCTCCAAACATCCAATTGCCGGATGTTAAATTCTTAAAGGAGTCATAAGCAAAATATCCTGTTCCTAACAGGCCAAGCAATTGTAGAAGTCTTGAATTGTTGTTTTTTCCACTACCTTTGGAAACCTGCTCCTTATAAAGCTGATTGGAGCCTGACATCAATATCAAAGAGGTTAATAAATCTAAACCAGGATTTGGTTTTCTTCTTGGAGTATCTTCTCCAAAAAGCCAATCTCCAACTCCAAAGCTTGGAATAGAGCCTCCAGATCCAAAGACAGGCTTGTCTTTCAGCAGATAAGGAAGAGATCCACTCATCCCGCCAACCATCCAATTTCCAGAAGTTAGACTTTTGAATGTGCCATATCCAGAAAGGCCTACACCCAACAATCCAATTAACTGTAAAATACTAGAAGTGCTATTTTTGCCACTACCCTTTTTTACCTGACCTTGATAAAGCTCATTAAAAAGACCCATCATTAGCAGGGAGGACAACAAATCCAATCCTGGAGAGTCTCCAAATCTACGCATTCCAGAATTACTTTTTCCACCAGATTCAAAAGATGGAATGGAACCTCCAAGGCCAAATTTACTTCTATTGTATTTTTGTGTTCCTGCCCATGTTGCTGGATTTAAATAACTCTTTCCTCCACTTTTGAAACCTGTAGAACCCAATCCCATCAATAGCAAAGAAAGCAATCCCATTTCTCCAGAACGCTTTCCTCCTTGCATTGAACTAAACAAACCAATGGAACCCAAGGCCCATGAGATGGCTTGAGCCGCAGTCAATGCCTGAGAACCTGCACTTCCCTTGTTTTGCCTTGATCCCAATGGTGAACCAAAAAATACATTTCCAGGCAACATTCCTGCATCTGCCAAAATGGACATTGCTCCAATAGAAGCAGTTCCTAATCCAAATAAACCCATTCCCATTCCAGCCTCTGGAATAGAGCCACCCTTGCCGAACCAATTAAAGATATTCCCATAATAGACTAAGGCCTCATACCAATCTCTTTTTGCAAGAGCAGAAGTGTCAGGGCCTTTTACATCATCATCAAACCAATTCCAAGGAAGCCAACTGCTTCCAGAGACTCCTTTATAGGGTGTTGCGAGGAATGGATGATAAACCTTCCCCTTCTTTGGGCCGTCTGGAAGCCAATTCCCAGGCCAGAGCCATCCTAAGTAATCTCCAATGCCAAAACTAGGAATAGATCCACCATTGCCAAAACTAGAAACAGAACCACCATTACCTCTTAGTGCTTCTAGGTTTGTTCCCAAGAAAAACGGAAGAAGTCCTCCAAAGAATCCTAAACTTACGTCTCCCACAGTGGAACCTGTCCAAGGCCCATACAATTGTGAACCTTTATAACCCGTGTACCCCCCAAGTAAGGCAAAAAGTAGAGCTATTGTTTCTAGTTGACCACCTAGCCCAAAACTTGGGACAGAACCTCCTTTACCCATCTCTGACCCACTCACTCCATCCCATCTCCCGTAACCACTCCACATGGAAGAAGAGGAATAATCAAATGGAGTACTCCCATATCCTAATAATCCAGCAAGAAGAAGTGCTTTCGTTTGATCAGTATTGTTTGTTTTCGTACCAAATAAACTACTAAGCATCATGTATGAGGCAGCACCACTAATTCCCCCAAAAATTCCAGCATCTCCTGGTCTACCAAAATATGAACCTGGCCCTCTAAATATATCGCTTAAAAAGTTTCCACCAATTCCACCCAAAAGTCCTGCAAGTAAAGCAATGTCACCACCACTTCTAAAGGAAGGAATTTCTCCACCATCCCCAAATACAGGTTTTCCGCTCTTCCACCATTTGTAACCACGATATCCACCATATCCAAGTAAGGATAACAGCATGATCTGGTTGATTGGAGCAATATCTCCATAATTCCCCTTCTCTATCTTTGTAAAATCACTATCTCCATCCTTTGTAGGGAATCCCAAACCAATAAGACTCATAAGAGAAAGAGAGGCAAAAATTGGATCAAAGATGTCTCTAAACCTTGTTGGTTTTGTAGGCTTCATCAACTCCAGCAGGAAGTTTGAACTTCTTTTTCTTTGAGATCGGCTTCTTGCCGTCATAAAGATGTCCATGTCCTCTGCAAAGGAACTTTCTAAATAATCTGGAGTCTTTGGTAATTGCCTGCCCCAGGTATCCATCCAACTCCCTTTTACAGGGCCTGCCGATCTAAAAGACTTTAAAGAACCTCCACTACCAAACATCATTGGCAAAATTCCTTGATTGATCAGATCAAGGTTATCCATCCCAATAGAATCAACTGCATCCTTATTAATAATGTATTCACCACCTTCAAATAAGAAAGGAGCACCACTAGATGTCATTCCAAGCATTCCACTTTGATGAGATGGGCCAATTGCCTGACCAGATGCAAAAGATCTTAGTCCACCACCTGCACCAAAAGAAGTGTATCCTGTGTCAAAATTCCCTGTTAACAGGTCATTCATATATTTATTGTCAAAATAACTATCCATCTTATTGGAATTGATGCTACCAATGCTTACATTGTCTGCAATCAAAACAATTTGATCAGAATTTGCAGATCTTCCTGAGATATTAAACATCTCATTTGCAATGGAACCGCCTTTCCCAAAGTTCATTCTGTCTAGATTTGATTTTCCAATAGATGCTACTGACTCCTTGCTAAAAATATATTCTCCTCCTTCAAATAAGAAGGGGCCTCCATCTGGACTCAACCCAATCATTCCTCCTTGATGTGAGGGGCCAATTGCCATTCCTCCAGACTGAACACTTCCTCCTTTTGCAAATCCCTTATAACTTGTATATCTTGAAGCTACATTGCCTCTTGATAAAAAGCTTGGAACTGCAGGAATTGAACTCTTTGAACTAGAATCATTTGAAAAGAAACTAAATGGTTTTGATGTATTGGATCTGGAACTTCCAAATAAACTAGGTAATCCCAAATCAAAAATATTTACTGCTCCTTCATAGGCTCCATAAAGCGCAAGCAGTCCAAGAAGCTTATCATCACCCAATTCACTAAGATCCTCTCCACCCTTGTCTCTCATTCTAATCAAGCTTCTTATGAATTTGTCTGAAGTGACAGAGAGCCAATCCCAAATACTACCTTTCCCATATTGATCATCATATTGCAGAAAACTGTCCTTCCCAAGAACTGGAGCCAAAGAAAGAAATGCTGGAATCCAGGCCCAAGTAATGTCAGCAAGGCTTCCTTTTGTCTTTTTATAATTTCCAAAACTAAGAACTTCCAACCAATCTCCAACATCCTCACCCCAGACACTCCTTCCTTCTGCCATTCCTAAGAAAGAAGAAACCAAGGAGGCCATACCAATACCAAGAACAGCAATCTCTCCTAAACTCCATTCTTCTCTAGAAGCATCACCACCACCAAACATTCCTCCAAGGGCACTAATATTTGTTAAATAATTCCCAATGTTTGCACCAAATGATCCAATCAAGTCAATTGATCCATTGATCAATCCCCAGCCACTTCCAATGATTGCATCAACTGCTGACTTAATCATTCCTCCTACAAAACTAGGGGCACCAATTGAGTCAAGAAAACTTAGATCAATGTTTAATTTTTCATATTTATTTGAAGTAGAAAGATCATCTCTTCTTCTTGTTTCATTTACCAATCCGTTTCTATTACGGGCCAGCATCTTCTCTGGTGAAATCTTATTTCCAGAAAAACTTCTAAATGAGCCAATCTCAGAAGGATCTAATGCCGACCAAGTCCCACCGCCATTCTCAAACCTTGGAATCAATCCTCCTGTTTCCCAATTTCTAAATTCCATTCCATAGGGGAATCCCATTGAGGTTTCAATTCCATGATTACCAAATAGACTTTTAAACCACCCTCTTGTTGAAATACTTGCATCAAAAAAGTCATGAGTGCTTAGCCAACTCTGAGGTTCAATTAACCTCATTGGATCAGTTTTTGAAGAAGGGGCCTCTGGATTGTTTTTCTTGCTTTCTTTGTTTGTGTTATTGATCCTTATGTCTAATATGCTTCCTAGATCTGTAATCTGATTTGCGTAGTCCACTAAATCTGTTCTCTCAAATTGAGAGGCCTTTAGGTCAAAAATATTCTCTTTGAATCCATAATTACCACCTCCATATCCACCCTCATTCCAAGAAGTATTTCCTCCATTTTCAAATCTTGGAATCATTGAAGAAACCATCCTGGATAAGGATTTTTTGTCCTTCACTCCATTGATCATTGAGAAGAAGTCAGAACCCAATCCAGAAACTGTTTTCTTATTTATAATGTACTCTCCACCCTCTAATTCAATAGGGCCTTGTCCTGAGACATTTGCAAGAATTCCACCTTGTTGATGAGAAGGCCCATGTAACAAACCACCCTTTGCAAACTCAATCAAGTAATCTGGCTTAATGGCAGGATAGAATGGGTTTTTTAACATCTGCAATTTGTCCAATAGTGATTTTGGATCACCAAAGACACTGTTCACTGCATTCTGTAGCTGTTCTCCAATGTTTAGATTAACTCCATCCAGAGAGAGTCCTGAAAAGAGATTATTCCATTCTGTCTGGAAATCTCCCAACCCTATACCAAGATCAATATCTGAAAGGTCTGGTAATCCTAAATTATCAAACCAACTCTTGAAAGAATCCCAATTGCTCAAGTCTGGAAGATTCAAACTTGCTGTCCATTGATCCCAATTTTCTTTAAAATCTCCCCATCCCCCTGGGATATCTAACTGTGCGGCCCAATGCTCAAACATGGAAACCCAGTTATCCCAACTTGCCAAATCTGGAATTCCTAACATATCTAGGAAATTATCCCAATTTGTTTTAATGGTTTGAAATCCTGTCTCTAAATTAGTAATTAGCTGATTAAGGCCTCCTTCTAATTCTCCCCAAATTGTTTCTATTCCAAAAATAATATTATTCCAAAGAAGTTGAAGTGCCTCTCCAAGATTTCCAAATAAATCAAAATCAATTCCCAAATCAAATAAATTAAATCCAGTAGTCCCTTCTTCTCTTGTGAAGGTTACATCTTGAGGAGTGACATCTCCAATCTCAGGTTGCACCCTTTTTAGTGCTGCAGCACGGCCTTCTTCAATAGCAACAATCATTTCGGATTCTTGAAGAGCAACTGCATCTGCAATTCTTTGACCTGTCTCGTAATCTATTCCAAAAAGCCTCTCAAAATCTGTTCTGACAGAAGAAGAACTAATGGCCTCACCCATTGAGCTTTCCCATTGAGTAATGGCATCATCTCTGTATTTATAAAAGGCCTCTTCAACCTCTCCGAAGTCTCCAATTGAACCAAAGTCAGCAAATTCCTTTAAATCAATATCATCATCAATCTGTGCAAGCTTGTAACCAATGTAGGTTAGCAAATCGTTGTAACTAATAAATCCATTGCGATATACATTTACTGCATCTGCAAGCATATCTCCCATCGGAGATCCTGCTACCTGTAATTCAAATATCCCCTTTTTCAATGCTTCTGTAATGTCTGCACCTACGGCCTTTGCAGAGGCCTCCTGCAAGGATTGAAGATCCTCAATTACTCTTACATAAATCTGCTGATATGCACTGGATGTCTTCAAAACATCTTGGGCCTGTTGCAAATAAACCTGAGTAAAGTTCTTGTAATCCTCTACTGCTTTTTCATCTGCACCCATTCTTGTTGCTGCCTCATACAATTCATTGTATTTTTCAGAGGCCAATTCCAGCTTTACTCCTGGTGCAGAAATATTTAATGCAGAATTCATAATAGAGAAAATCACATCCTCTATATCCTGCAATGTATCCGCAAGTCCCTTAATGGAATTATTGATCTCTCCAATAATATCTCTTTCTTGTCGAAGAAGATTTAAGGATTTGTATTTATCTGTAGAAGTCTCAATCCCCAAACCATTCAAAATTCCAGAAAAAATCTGATCCAATGTGTCTGCAAAAATTCCAAATATTCCAGAAATCAATCCAACCAATAATTGAAGAAATCCAGAAAGATAAATGAGTATTGGAGTTAAGGATTCAATTAATCTTGCAAAAGGCTGAATCACTTGAGTAAAGGCTCGTAAAATCTGCTTTACTGCACCTCCCATCATCTCAAAAAGAGGACGAAGAGGCTCAACCATATCAACCAAGGCTTCAAAAACAATAGCAATTCCTTCTGCAAAATCTCCAAAAACATCCATGAAAATACTCATGAATCTATCTAAGGTTTTCTGGAACCTTTCATTTTGCATTAAAGAATCAAAAGTAAGATTCATAATTGCAGTGGTTGGATCTTTAAATGCCAACTTTACTGAATCAATGATACTTTTCCCATACTCTAAAAATTTGTTCTCTTCTTCCTTTTGTGGTTGGGCCTCCGTATTTTCTTCAACAGCAACCGTTAGTTGTTCAATTGCTAATTTTGTTTCTGGAGTCATTCCTGCAGGAGAGCCTGTTCCAGGCTGACCGTATATCGGAGCATCCTTATATTTCTCAGCAAGATCATCTACAGACTTGATCCCAGTTTTGTTTGATTTTGACAATTCATCAGTTGTCTCCTTTAAGGCCTCCATTGAGTAGTTCAACTCTTCAAATTGATGAGAACCCATCGAATAGGCCATTCTCCCTAAATTTGCTTGAGACACTTCCTCTTTTGTTGGCAACTTCCCATAAGAGGCTGCTGCCATTCCACCATTTTGAAATTTCCTTGCATTTAATGCATCAAACAAAGGAATTCCATAATTTGCTACAGCCTTCTTATTGATAATATATTCTCCTCCTTCCAACTCGATTGGCTGTCCATTCAAATAACCACCAATTCCTCCATTATTGTGAGATGGGCCACTAAGCAATCCGCCTTTTGAAAGAGTTCTTCTGCCACCAATTTCTCTACCTTTTTCTCCAATAAACTCTCCCAGTTTCTTATTAATGGAATCAACCCATGTTTCTGTATAATTAAAGAACTTCTTTTGTTCTTCGTTTATCTGATTTTGAATATCAATTAATTCTCTGGCTCTCTCAACTCTAATAATCTCATCATCTGTTAATTTTTTCTGATACTCTTCTGCAACATCAAGAACCCCATTCTTGAATGTCAGCATATATGCAGGAATATCCTGAGAAACCATAATATCAAAGGCCTTACTAATATCTTGTTCTAGTCCAGCAAGAGGATCAGCTTCCATTCCTGCGCTAATTTTCAGTTGCTGGGACAGGCTCATTCCTTCCAGTTGTTGGGCCTTGTATGCTTTTACTTGATTGAGTACCTGCTCTTTTAAAAGGTCATCCTTACTTTTTTGAAGCTCTTTCTGAAACTCCAATTCTTTCGTTATTTCTTGCTCATAATTAAGCTGATCCTGCTTTTTTGACAACATGTCTGTAACATTCTTGATCTGCTCCTCGTTATATCCTTTTTGCTTTAGGGAGTGATACAAAATGTTCTGTTCTACCTTGTCTCTTTCTTCCTGTAACTTTTTAGCTCTTTCAATTGGAGAAACTGCTTTTTGGAATAAACTTATCTCTTCATTTAAAAGGAATATATTTCTTTTGCTAAGTTGAATTTCCTCTTCTAAGGCCCTTGTTTCTCTTACGGCCTCTAATGCAATTTCTTGTTCTTTTAAGGTAACCAGGGTTTCCGTTTCTGTTTTCAGAATCTCTTTTGCTTCTTCCAGTTGGGCCTTCGTATGGCCTTCCAAGGCCATTCTTTCCAAAGTAATTTGATTTTGAAGTTCAGACTCCAATCTTACTGTGTCTAAAATTAAATCCCGATAACCCTTGTGTTGTTTAATTACCTTAATTTGACGATTATTTAACCTCTCTGTAAGTTTTAACGACTTTAACTCTTCTGCAGAAGATTGCTTAAACTCTTCCATCTTTCTGGAAAAGGCCAATTCTGTCTTAATCAAATCCTGAGTAAGTTTCTCAATGTTTTTATAAAGCAAAGATTCAACCGTTCCACCAAGAATGTCTGGCAAAATGGAAACTCCACCTGCATCCTTCACTTCTTTTATTTTCTTTGCAATGGCCTCATCACTAAGAATTTGATCAACAATCCCCTTAAAATTGAATATGTTTTTTGCCTCATCTTCTGTAAGACGAAAGGATGGGCCTATTTTCTTTCCAGTTTTTGCAATTTCCTTGTAAAAATTATTGATATTCAAAGGAGATCCTTCTCCTGTCAAATCAAATATTTTACTTAAATCTACACTGGCCTCTGGAACTCTTTTTTCAATCTCCTTTTGAAGATCAGATGCAAAGGAAGAGGCAAAACCAGCCAAGGATTCTTGACCAGGAATAAATCGAACATCAAATGGCTTGCTAAACTGAAGTTCAAACAACCTCCTCATTTCAGAGGCCTCAATATCTACCAACCTTTTTGCATTTTCAATTTGCGCCTTAAATCTAGCCATAAACTGCTCTCTTGCAGTTTTATCTCTTTCCTGACGCATTTTATTTTGTGCCGCTTCAAGCTCTGCAAGTTTTGATTTCTCTGCAGCAAGCTCTGCATCTATTCTGTCCTTGGCAACTTGATCCATCCCCATAGGCTCTTTGCCCATCATGGCATCAGTCCACTTGCCACCAAAAACATCCCATGCATCATCAGATTGTTTCTTCAGATCATTGAAATATTGTCTCGTTGAACTCCTCAAGGATTGAATTCCTGCAGTGAGTGTTCCTGTAAAATCAAGATAACTCATCCACTCTGCTGCCATTAAAAAAGAATCTGCAATACTCTGAAGAGTCACAATTGCAATCTTATTCAACCCAGCAAAAATTCCTCGTATAATGGCTTCAATAAAATATGCTATTTTTCTAAATGTGTTTTTTGTTTTGTCTTCCAGACTCACCATCTGGCTTTCAATTTTCTTCTGTTCTTTCTCCAACTCTTGAATAGCAAGTGTTACCTGTGAAACCTCAAAAGAAATATTTCTATAAACAACAGATATCTTCTGAAGCTCATCCAAGGCCTCACCACTTTGCTCTTCCAGTTGTTTCATCTCTCTTTCAGCCCTACGAATTACTCCTGCAAGATCTTCAGTAGTATTTGAGAGATACTTCATCTTGTCACCAAGAGCATCAAATGTTTTGCTTGCTGCAAAAAATGATGCTGCCACCATTGAAAGCTTAACTAGATTTGCAACCAGATTCCCTTTTGACATTGCCTGGACAAAAGCCAAAGCCTTCCCAAATGCATAAGTTGCTGCAGTAAGTGTTCCGAATACACCAATAAATGCGACAAATGAACCAACCAAGGGGACAATATTTGCTGCAATCTTTTCCAGCACATCACCCAGTTTCCCTAGTCCTGTTCCTTCAATCAGTTTTCTAATGGCCCCACCCAATTTTATAAATGATAAGGCCAGGGTTGTATTTGCATTCTTGACACTTTCTGTAGAGCCAAGAGCCAACTGCATTGATGTGCGAACAACTTCCATTGCTTGTGAAATTGTAGGCTTCATCTTTGAAAAGGATTTATTGATCTCATCTGTTGCTTCCAACATTGCAGAAACAATAATCTCTGTGGTGATCATTCCTTCAGAAGCAAAAGAACGCAATTCACCAACAGTAATTCCAATGGATTTGGAAATACTCTTTGCAAGAGTTGGAGCCAATTCAAGAATAGAACGGAGTTCGTCACCTTGTAGGCGACCAGAGGCAAGGGCCTGGGACAACTGAACAATCGCATTTCTTGCTTCTTCAGCAGTTGCTCCAGCAATTTGGAAGGATTTGGAAACTGTAGAAGTCACCTGTGCAAGAGCCAATGAGTTTTCAGCCAACTCCTGAGAGTTTCTACCTACTCTTGCCATCAAGTTTCCAACAGCAAATAAGGACTGCCTTGTTTCCAAAGCAATGCTACCTGCTGCTTTCATATTTATATTAAACGTATTTAAATTATCATTTACTAGTCGAAGTCTATTCTCAAGAAGAATGAATTGATCTGTAACACGAATTAAATATCCAACTAAATTAACCTGTATAAAGTTAATTACGGCCTGTATCAAAATACTGAATAAGTATTCGTTTAACTTTAGGGATTTGTTCAGCTTATCAAAAGTATCTTTAAGACCAGAAAGATCCCTTCCTAGTACAACAAAGCTTTTTCCTGTTTTGTCTAGTGCTCTATTGGCCCTATCTAACTTGTTTGCAAGTCCATTGACCCTTGCTTCAGATTGTGCCAGCTGTCTTGTGGCAGAAGATAAATGTTTCCTTACATCAGCAAGAGTCTGTGATAATTGTTTGTTCTCACGATGAAGTTTTTGCATTTCACGATGGTATCTTACCACAGTGACTCTAGCCATTTTCCCCATAAGATCCTGCATTTGTTGCATAGGCCCCACGGCCCTTGCTACAGAATCTTCGATATTCTCAAATGTTTTCTCTAATCTGCTGACAGAAGAAGATGTTTTCTTTGAAGATTTTTCAACTGATTCTAATCTTGAATCAAGATTGTCTAACCCTTGTTGAGCCTTTTTAGAATCTAACTCAACCGTCATCATTGCGGTAGTAGTAGCCATTTATCTCCTTCGCCTACCCATGCTTGCCGATCTTCTAGGAACAGGTGCAGAATAATTCTTTTGAGGGCCTCCTTTATTCTTGGCCTCACTTTTCTTCTTTTCCCGTTCTTGTTTTTTCTTTTCTTCTTCTTGTCGATGTGAGAATAGAGTCATCTCTATTTTAAATAGAGTCTCATACACATCTGGGTCATTTGCGCCATAACGCTTTAGGTGAGCATCAATGGCTTCTTCACGGAGGGGAGATTCACCAAAACCACGATCTCTGCCAGTAACATCAAGCATTTTCCAATGCTCCAAACAAAACTGGTTGAAAGGGTCTGGCTCATTCTCAGAAAGAGGACAGACATGACAGGGAGGGCCGGAATCATCTTCATTCCAAATATCAGAATGCTGACAACACCATTCAGCTTTAAACCGCATCCCTACTTCAATTCCATGTTCGGGAGAGGCCTCCTCATAGGAAACCTTTCCCGTTTGCAACTCAAGTAGGAAACTTAGTTTTTTTCCTGTATCCCAAGCTGATCCCTTGAACGAGTTTCAAGCTCTGCAAGAAGCTCTTCAATCAAAGGTTGCAATGCTGGATTACGGAACCATTCTCTCTTGGTTTCATCAGTACATGGAATTTGTGATCCACGATCATCAACTACATTTTCCCAACTAATACATGATTTCAACCATTGTTCTTCAAGGAACTTTGAAATTCCCTTGTTATTTTTGACTCTTTTTTCATAGATTGAAGAAACTTCATGTCGAGTCAATGGTCGCATTTCAAAATAAACATCCTCCAATTCGGAGTTCATTTCTGCCCCAGGGCATTGAATGCGGAAAGTTTCTTGCAGTTTGCTTGGTACAAAAGCCATAAATTACCCCATAAATTAAGTGAAATGCCCCATTGTATCGAAAGGCGACACAAGGATGGGGCCACCTTGAGGAAGCTTCCTAGTCGCCTACCTTTACTTCAGAAAGAGACTGTTTAAAGAATGGGAAAGTTGTACTCAACTCACAAGAATAGTTATACCCTTGAACTGTCGAGTTCTCTTCATTCTTGCCTTTTTCTGAAGAATCCTTAGAACCCATCATAAACAGGTTCGGAACTTGATAAGAAAAAGAACTGGAAAACATGATTATTCCTCATCTACAGATGAACCACCCCAACTCATTCCACTAGAAGAACTAGTAGAACTTGATGGAGAAACCATAGATGAAGGAACTTCAATCCATGAGGTGCCACCATGATCCATGATTTTTTGCTCAAAATCACTAATAGATGAAGACTCAGACATAATGTTTTTCAACATTGTAAGCGCCTCTGGAGATCCAGATCCAGACATCTGAGAAGTCGGCTTAGAATCAGAATTGTCAGCATCAAAGCTGACCTCACAAGAACTATTGCCAACTTGGATCTTATACGAGTATTTCATCTGTACCTCAAAAAGAATTTGTTAGCATCATCCGTTTCACCAAGATTACCACGAATGACAGTAAATGGAATATCAATCTGAGTAGCTCCATCCGCATCACTTGGAGTTGGAACTTCAAAGAAGGCAGAGGCAGCACCCATCTCAATAATCTTTCCTTCAACACTACCTACACGAACACCAATGGCTCTTCGTGGCTCTTCACGCAAGGAGTTCATAAATTGGAAATCCTTTGGTCGAAGCAAAAGAGTAATAGAACCAGTAATCGTAGGTTCATTAATTACATAAGATGCCGCAGGGAATTCCTCACCTGACATTTCTGTCAAGGCTGGAGTTGTAATGGCTCTGTCAAAATCAAAGTTCACAGAAGTCACATCCAATGAATTTCCGATATTGAACAAATGACTTTTTGTTGCCGTTTGATTTGCAAGCATCACATTGGCATCTGCCACATCAGCAACTGTCGGGTTGTAATCCAACAAATTTGGAGATGAACTTGTATCCTTAATTGCATCAGAAATAAAGACTTGAACCTTACGCTGGTCAATCACAGAAGTTGAAAGATTCGCAGTAGGCATGAATGGAATCAAATAAATAGTTCCACCAGCAGCTATATTTGTAACTGTGGTATTGCCATTTATCTTTACAGTAGCCCCACTGACTTCTGTTACCTCAAAAGGCCCATAATCCGTATCTGTTGTAAGAGTTACAGAATTTACAGAAGCTCCAGCCTTTGCTCTAAGAAGAACCTGAGATCCAGAAGACACAGATCCTGAGATTGTCTGGGTATAAACAACATCACTTGCTGTTGCAGCAGTATCTTTATGATGTCGCTTTGGAGAAATAACAGTAAGTGTTTTCTCTGAGCCAGCAGTAATTGTCCCAATTCCACCACCAACATTATCTAATTCAGCAGTACCTGTGTAAAACACACGATTTGCCTGGAATCCACTGGTGTAGGTTACCGCACCATCCTTTGCAAAAGTAACACTGAATGATGTTGGCAAAGCACCTGTTGCAGTATACATCTGAATTGCATCTTCAGTAAACTGGCGGCTATGAACTGTCAGAGTCTGAGAAATATTCTTCAGAAAATAAGAGACACAAGTTGCATTAGAAGCAGTAAGCTGAGTACCGCCAGAACTTGTACTTGTTGCTCCAGAAGCATAACCATTGTGTGCTGCACTCATGAACTTCGTGCCACCAAAACACTTACTCAAAATAACATCTTCCTTTGGAAGAGCCATTGTTACTTTTTGCACAGAGACTGTAGTTGAGACAAGAGCATAATTTGCTTCAGAATCCTTGGCAAAATACTCAATATATCCACCAGCCCCTGTGTCTACAGCCTCAATCAAAAATAGTCCATTTGCAGAATTTGTTGCTGAACTTCCTGCAACTAGAATCGTATCACCAACAGCAAAACTTCCCGCTGCAACTAGTCCGGCCTTAGTTAGGCGAACCTTTCCAAGGCCACCTGTATCACCTTGCTCTGACTCTGTACATCCTGTTTGGGCTGTCCCAAGAGTACGTCCACCTGGCTTTGCATAATACTCAAAGTCAAATGTCGAATACTCCATGTAATTGAGTACACGGTCAGTTGTAATCAACTCTGGGCCAATCTCAGAAGTATCTGAGTAGTTACCCTGTTGTCCAATAATTGGAACGGTAGTTAGACCAAAAGCGTCTGTATTTGTGTCAGAAGTGTGTTGAGGTCGATCTAGAACATTAGAAGTGCGGTTTGCATCAATTGTTCCATTGACACTTTCTGGAACAACAAAAACGATTGCCGACCTAGATCTATTTAACCCAAGATCTGCTAAAGCCATCTTTTCTCCTTAGTCTGAAGAATACACATAGAATTCAACTGAGATTGGTATTTCAAAGTGTGGCCCCTGACCAAACCCTGGCCCAACCTCAAGTGGCGAAAATGAATAAGAATAGTTAGCAGTGCTAATATCCTTTTTGCTGAAGAGGTTTTTAAGTACCTCAACATAACTATTCACTGCGCTGGTTCCCGTGTTCTCCTTCAACAGAAGATTTAGGCCCATTGCATAATCCCTGCGTACAGCACCTGTGCTTGCAGGAGTTTCTAGAATTTGCGAATCAAGGTTCCGCAAGAAGGGAACCAAGTACTCAATGTCAGAAGAATAATTTACTGATACATTAAAATTGGCCCATGAAATGACTGGGCTTTGTGTCCAATTATCACTGAGATGACCAAGGATTTCTCTTTCAAGAAGAAGCATTTCTACCGAATTGAAGAAATTTTATTAGCCATCTTTTTGACACTTCTACGAATAAAAAACTGGTTTTGAGAAGAGTGACCATACTCTAAAACTCCCATGTAGGGAGTTGGATTGTAGAAACGAAGCCCTTCCTTAAATCCGTTTTTCTTTAGAATTTTAATAATCCCACTTCCATCATCAATCACTTGGCCTTCTGAACGATAAGGCCCTCCATCTTTTGATGGAGCAGGAATTCCAGGACTATCTCCAAACAACACAAACCAATTTGATTTTGCGTAACCTGTGTCTATTGGAGTGTCTATAACAATATCAGAAAAGCCTTCTTGAATAATCTTTGCAGTATCTGAATAGAGCTTCTTCTTTAACCCTTCAAATGCCTTTGAGAAGTCAACCTGTACGTTCTTTCTTGCTTTTCCAGTTTTTCTTGTAATCATTTCAGAACTTTAACCTAATAATTAAATTTTAATTTACCTAGATTAAATTTTAACCTACTGCAAGCAAATTATAAACTAATTTGTTAGGCCCCAAGTCCTTTGATTGAATGCTCATTATCTTATATGTTTTTGACTCAAGAATCAACTCATCGTCAATTCCCTGTTCTGGAAGAACACCTGTAATTGGTGTAATCATAAATTCCAGATAGTCCCTCTTTGCAATTGCACTCTTGTTGTCAACCAAGCCACTCTTTTGAGTTGACCCATCCGATGGCCCAGAAGTTACATCTTTTTTAATAACCTTCACTGGGTAATCATTTATGGATCTCGTTATTGTCCCAGATATTGGATTATAATCCCCAGATGTTCTTACTGAACGATATACTCCATCCACTGATACAGTAATCCCTCGTATCAAGGAACCATCAAACACATCCATGACCAGTTTTACCATATCGTCATTGAATGCCATGATTTATCTCCTTAGTGATACGGACGGGCCTCCACCAGCTTGTAATAATGGATTTATATAATTAAGAATATTCCGATCCAAGGCTCTTGGTAATGCATTCTCATTAAACTCTACAGATAGTACCCCATCAATGCTTACCTTTCTAAATTGACGAACTGTAGGATCTCCTGTTAACTCAGGATCACCCAATAGTCTCAAGGCCAATTCATAAGTAGCAAACAATACCCTATCTGGAATGATGTCATTATCAAAATAATCGGAACGTAACCGAAGTGCTTGTCCCCAGAATACTGCAGTGGCATCTGGATCTGGTAAAAACATTCTAGGGAAAGAAAGTTTCTGTGTAGTAAGAGTTCTTTCTCCCAGATACATCAATTGATCCAAGTAGCGAGTTGCCATGATCAAGGCCTTGGCCTTATCGCTATAAGTGGAACGATCCAAGTAAGTTATGGAACTGACAGCGGACTGATTACCGCTTACTATGAATTGAAAGGAGGTGGATGAGACAACTTTCGTAATAAAGTGAGTCCCATCTGCCCCTGCAACATCCGTAACAATCTGCATTGAATCCCCCAAGACCAAACCTGGACTTGGAGCCGTGATTCCTGCAACCGTTACTTCCGTTTTATCATCTAAAGAACTATAGATGCCACTAATCGTAGCTGAAGAAATTCCAATGATTTCATCGCCAATTGAATTCCATGCGCTTGCTCCCAAACGATCCGCAAAGTATGCATCCGCTTGAGCCACTGTTGCATAGGAATTTGAACTGGCACCCTTGACTGTGGCATCCAAGGCCATTATTCAGACCCTTCGTCTTTAGATTTTGCTGAATAAACTTTCTTTTTTACAGAAGTATCCTCAACCTTTTCTTCTACTTTTTTAGGAGTAGATTTCTGAGGTTCCAATGTATAACCAGCATTCAGCATGGTCGCAACATCATTTGTTTTAATAAGAATTTCTGTATTTCCAGGCTTATACATTTTGGTATACATACGAATCTCCTTCAGTAGTGAAGGCCCCCGAAGGGGCCAAACTGGTTAGTTAGAATTAACCATTTACTGAGGCAACACGCACACCAAGTCGCCCGTCCACTGCAGCAGCACCAACCAGACAATCCACAGAGATCAGATCTCGTTTCTTGATGTGGTCATAGCTCTGCAGAACTCGCAGACTCATACCGTTGTAGTTTACGGTAGAAGAACTTGTGCCTGGCCCCATTGGGTTGGGTTGAGGTACAAATACGAGTTGGAATGCACTTGGATGGAAGGCCGCACCCATTGTATAGGAACCAACAGGAGTTACTGCTGTGGTAGTTCGATTTGCAACCAAGGTAGAGGTGACATTTCGGACAGTAGCACCACTTGCCACAACATTTGGAACACCTGCAGCAACTGCAGTGGCTCCACTTACCCCATACAGTCCTGGAGTGATCGTAATTCCAGCAATAGCATTTGCAACACCACCATTAGTAGTAAATGCAGTATTGTTAGTAACAACATGCTCACGGGTAATTCCGTCAATATAATCAATTTCCAGTGTATCTCCAGCAACAATTTCAAGAGTACCATTAGGGCCACCAGCAACACCAATTGTCGTTGTGCCTTCTGTATAAGCACCAGCAGCAGTATAAACCACATCAGTGCTTGCTGTTGTTGCAGCAGTACCCAGTGTGCTGTGCTTTGGAAGGTTCTGTGACATCACAGTATCCAGACCCATGAAGCGACCTAGTGAGGCCTCTTCTACTGGAGAAGTTGCAGCACCACGAATGTCGGCCCGTACAAACTCATCAATTCCATATAGTGCTGTCTGCATGGCAGGAGACACCAGGAATTTACGATTTGTCATTGGAATGTTCTGGTTGTTCATTTTCTCTACAATAGAGGCCACATGAGTCAAATCACTTGGGGCCGCATAAGTAGTAGCAACACCGAATAGACCACCTAGATTTGCAATCTTGGTTAGCGCATACTGGTCAATCTTCTGGGCCAACGCACTCATTGCAGGTTTTAGTAGTCGCTCATTGAAGTCATCAACTGCAAAGGCCAATTCCTTTGAAGATACTTCAAAAGAAACATCAAAGTGCTTCTCAATTACCAAGTTTACACTGTTTTCAACAGCATCTTGAATAGTAACTGTGTTATTGATGTTACCGCCTGTTCTGTCAAACTCATCAACGCCAAAGAAGGCAGGTCTTCGGATACGAATTGTATCTCCAACTTTTGCTCCAGTGAAATCAGCAGTTGCTGATGTGGACATCATCTGAGGAGCAACAATGTTGTCTTCAAGAATTAGGAGGGCTTCCCGTGCAATTACATCGGGGGTAAGAAAAGTATTCTGCGTACCGTAACTAGTCGCCATTGTTCTATCCTATCTATAATAGAGTAATCAATTGGGTGGGGATCACTCCATACAGGAGGCCCCTTATCTAAAGGCCACTGCGCTCCTGCGTAGAAAGGCTGAACTTTGGGGTATCTACTTATATGTTTCCTCTGGAAACAAGTAAAAACACTTTAATATAACAAATTATATATGTCAAGAAATTCTACATGGAATTTCTAATAAACTCATCATCTTTAAATATTCTAGAAAAGGTAGCACCTTTCTGATGTTGATATTTACCTTGATAAGGATTTACACATTCAGAATCCATCTTCATATAAATCAATTGACATATTCTCATGCCCTTATGAAGACGAATGCTTCTATGTGATTGATTTTGAAGTTCAAGAGTAATCTGACCTTTAAAACCAGCATCAACAAATCCAGCATTCTGAACTTGAATTCCGACTCTACCTACAGAGGATCTCCCTGCAACAAAGGCCGCATATCCATTAGGAACTTCAATCTCTTCTTGAGTAGAGGCCAAGAGAAAATCATTTGGCTTCATCACCAACTCTCTTTCCTTCCACTCAATAAAGTCCAATTCATCCATCACATCCACCACCTCATCCTTAAAAAGAGATAATGTGCAGAATGAATCAGAGAGAGTAAGATCCACACTGGAAGGCCCAATGTGGACACCCTCTGGAATGTATCCCTGGTATTGCAATTTGATTAGTTCTAAATCGCTGCAAACCATTAGCGAATCACTCCTTGATCTCTCAACTTCTTGTAATCCCCAACAGACATCGTTCTAATCTCATCCTGAGTAACCCCAGTATATCTACGAACACCACTGCCTGTTGCGCCAACAGCACCACCACCTGTGGATTGAAGGAATAGTTCGGATTGATCCTCACGCAGTGTTTCAATCAACTCATTAACACGCATAGGTTGACCATCCTTCCCATAGCGAAGACCTCCATCACTGTCCTTGACAATTACACGATCCGTCTCTTCATCAAAAATGATGTCATCACGAACCTGCGCAGTCATTGCACGATAATACCTTGGATTTACACCAGCATCTGCACATCCATCCACAATGGACTTTTCAATCTCTCTTTGCTGATACTTCTTAATGTAGTTCTCAGTTTGGCCCTTCCACTTATCCCTCTCCTCCTGCATGATCTTCAATTGATTTGCATGATCCTGACGAGCACGATTGAGAATACGATCATTATACTTTTCACGATCCCCAGAAGTGAATAGGCGCAACTCCTCATCCTGTTCAATCTTTTGCTTTAATTCCTGCAGTTGGTTTAGACCTTCCTGACCACCAAAACTTCCAAGAATGTCAGTATATTCACGAATACGATCCTGTGCCTTTTTCTTCTCAT